GTTGGCACCGGCCCCATCCGAGGGTTGTGGGCGCATCAAACTAACGGTTCAGATTTCTACGTTGCGTCGGGCAATGAGTTTTATAAACTTGATGGATTGACCGCCACACCTACGTTGCTAGGCACAATTAGCGGCACAGGTCAGGTATCCATTGCCGATAACGGCACACAACTGTTTATTGCGTGTAACCCACGATCGTACATCTATAACGAAGCCACAAATCAGTTTGCTGAAATTACCGACCCTGATTTTACGGGCGCGGTAACGGTAGGCTACCTTGATGGTTATTTCGTCTATAACGAGCCGGATAGCCAAAAAGTTTGGGTAACCCAATTGCTTGACGGCACTCAAATTGACCCATTATCTTTTGCAAGCGCGGAAGGCTCACCTGACGGTTTAGTAGCCATTAACGTCAACCACCGTGAGGCTTGGCTATTCGGCACAGACTCGGTTGAGGTTTGGTACGACGCAGGGTTGCCTGACTTTCCGCTTACGCGCATTCAAGGCGCGTTTAACGAATTAGGGTGCGCGGCAGCGTTTTCTGTTGCCAAGCTAGATAACAGCATATTTTGGCTTGCCCAAGATGCGCGCGGTCAAGGTGTTGTTTATCGTTCACAAGGCTATGCCGGTCAGCGCATCAGCACTCACGCAATTGAATGGCAAATTCAGCAATACGAAAATATGTCCGATGCGGTGGGGTATACCTACCAACAAGACGGACACGCTTTCTATGTGTTGAACTTTCCGTCTGCCAACATCACATGGGTATACGACGTAGCCACCCAAGGTTGGCACGAACGCGCAGGGTTTTTAAACGGTGAGTTCACCCGCAATCGTGGAAATTGCCAATGCAACTTTCAAGGCAACATCATTGTCGGTGACTTTGAAAACGGCAATATTTATCAATTAGATTTAGTGCAATACGCCGACCATGACCAACCTCAAAAGTGGTTGCGCTCATGGCGCGCGCTGCCTACCGGTCAAAACAATCTAAAACGCACTTCGCAACACAGTTTGCAATTGACTTGCGAAACAGGTGTTGGATTAAATTTATACCCTGCGTATGACGGCGGCGAAGATTTAACGACTGAGTCAGGCGATGTATTGGTAGCCGAGTTTACGCAAGGTTATTTAGTTACTCAAGACAACGACCAATTAACTACCGAAAGTGGTGACGGTTTTGAGCCTTTAGTTACGGTCGATTGGCCCGAGCCTTATCCTGACGGGTATGCGTTATCGACTACGGCGTACCCTGAAGCACCAGGCTACACACCTCAAGTCATGCTGCGCTGGTCTGATGACGGTGGCCACACATGGTCAAATGAGCATTGGGTGTCAATGGGTAGGATAGGCACTTACGGCACCCGCGCTATTTGGCGACGTTTGGGCATGACGCAAAAGCTGCGCGATCGCGTCTACGAAGTGTCAGGTACGGATCCGGTTAAGATCGACATTGTGGGCGCTGAACTAATCATCAGCGGCACAAATGCTTAACATTACCCAAATCCCAGCGCCTCGCGTACCGCTTGTTGAAGGCAATACTGGGCTAATCTCTACCCAATGGTTCAGGTATTTTAATAACCTTAACACCATTCTTGGCAGCGGCACAGGTATTACTACGCCGGTGTTTGGCGGTACAGGCACAAATGTTATACCTGCGTTTGGTCAGATTTTAGTTGGCAATACAGCGGGCGCGTACACCGTTACTTATTTGACGGCAAATGCGGGGTTATTTTCTACTATAGGAAATGGCTCTTTGGCAATTGGTATATCTGACACCGGTGTGACCGCAGGGGCTTACGGATCAGCATCTTCAGTTGCTACGCTTACAGTCAACGCAAGAGGCCAATTAACTGCTGCCGCAAGTGTGCCAATAGCTATCCCAGCCGGTCAGATCACAAGTGGTACGATTGCCTCAGCCCGTATCTCAGGCGCGTATACAGGCATCACAGGTGTTGGAACGCTAACGGTAGGCACTTGGACAGCCACGGCAATCGGCGCGGCTTACGGCGGTACAGGTTTAACTAATTACGCCGTCGGCGATATTATTTACGCAAGCGGTGCAACAACATTAGCAAAACTTCCTGATGTTGCAATAGGAAATGCTTTAATTTCAGGCGGCGTTGGAGTTGCACCAAGCTATGGCAAAATTGGATTAACGACTCACGTCTCTGGCATATTGCCTGTGGCTAACGGCGGTACTGGTTTGGCTACGTTAACAGCAAATCGAATACCTTACGGCAATGGTACGGGAGTTTATCAATCATCTGCAAACCTGACTTACGACGGTTCAATCTTTACCGTAAAAGCAAACATTGTGGTGGATAAGACAATTACAACTGCGGGTACAACTGGCAATCAAACTATTAACAAAACGGCAGGATCGGTCAACTTTGCAATTGCAGCAACCAGTTTGGTCGTGACAAATAGCTTAGTGACAACCTCAAGCGTTATTTTGGCAACGGTTGCTAGTAACGACGCAGCGGTAAAGTCGGTGCAAGCGGTGGCGGCTGCGGGTAGTTTTACTTTGTACTCCAACGCAGCAGCGACTGCCGAAACTCGGGTTAACTTTTTGGTATTAAATTGAACGCCCTGCATATGATCTATCAATCTGTGCAAGATAGGCTACCGTTTGGGTACGATGAATTTGCAGCAGCGGTAAAAGATTGGGAAATAGTACCGGTTGTTCAGCGCGGCAAAATGTTTGGCGGCGTCATGGTCAAAGGCAATGAGATTCACGTTGGGTTTGCTGAAAAGCCCACGGCAAGCATTCGTAAGAATATCAGGGAAATACTGACGCCTTTGTTTGAACAGCATGGGTTCTTAGTAACAAGTGTTCATATTAATAACCAAAACGGTTTAAATTTCTGCAAACGGTTAGGATTTGTTGAAATTGCTAAAGAAAGCGATAAAATCCTACTTAGATGCGATGGGAGTAAATATGTTAGTTAAGACCTATTTGAGCCGCAGACAGACTAAAGCCATGTCTAGCGAATTTCCTATTGGCGACCCCACGGGCGGTGCTGCCTATCGGGAGATGCGCGATCCTACAACTGCGATTGCAGCTTCGGCGGGCGCTAACTTGCTAGGTTCAGTCATTGGTGGCAACGCTGCCAAATCTGCCGCCAAGACACAAGCTAACGCATCTAAAGCTGCTATTGAACAGCAGTACCAAGCTGCTCAAGCTGCTATTGCAAACCAACAGCAAGTGTTGGACGCGCAACTTCGTAATTCTGGAAATGTCCAGACCGCACAGACTCAACAATTACAAGACGTTCTTAACCAACAATTAGCTGTTGCACAGCAAACGCGTGATGCTCAGTTGGCGGTTGCCGCACAGACGCGCGACGCGCAGCTTGGTGTATCCAAAGAAGTTTTGGGGAAACAAGAGGGTGCGTACAATCCGTACCAAGAAGCAGGGCTTGCCGGTCAAAACCAGTTGCTAAACTACCTTGGCATTGGCGCTGATACAGGATCTAAAGGTTACGGTCAGTACGCTAACGCACAGTTCACACCTGAAGCGTTTGCCGCCAACCAAGACCCAGGCTACGCCTTTCGCATGAAAGAAGGTTTGAAAGCCGTTGACGCTCAAGCCGCTGCGCGCGGTGGCTTGATCTCTGGCGCTGCGCTGAAAGCCAGCCAACGCTTTGGTCAAGACATGGCGTCGCAAGAGTATCAGAACGCTTTTAACCGTTACCAGACTTCACGCCAAGCTACGCTTGCCCCCTATCAACAATTGCAAGGCGTTGGCATGAACGCTGCTACCGGCTTGGCAAACTCAGCGGGCAATTACGGCACAAACGCATTGGGCGCGTATGGCGGCTATGGTACGGCGGCGGGCAACGCTTACGGCAACTATGGTGCGACAGCGGGCAACGCCTACGGTGCGCTAGGCACAGGCTTATACAACGCCACAGGCACCGCAGGTGGTCTGATCAATAGCGCCTATGGTAACTACGGCAATCAGGTCACAGGCGCTTTGACGGGCTTTGGCACGAACCAAGCTAACCTGACAACTGGTGCGGCTAACGCTCAAGCTGCGGGCATGGTTGGCCAAGCCAACGCTTTGAATCAGGGCATTAGCGGCGCAACTAACGCTTATTATCAAAATCAATTGCTTGGATTGATGAGAGATAGAAATAACGCAGACGCAACCGGTTAAGGAATAATCATGCCAATCGATCCAAATATTGCAATGGGCGTTCGTCCTATGGAGCAGCCTAATGTGCTTGGGCAAATGGCTCAAGTCATGGCTATGCGCCAGGCGCAGCAAGAGTATGAGAACGAAGGCGGTTTACGCAACGCGCTTAAACAAGGTATGCCTGAAGACACATCTAGCTTACTAAAGTACGGCAAGTCAGGCCGTGCCGTGTATGAGTCTGCGCTTAAAGGACGAAAAGAACAACTTGAGTCAGATGAAAAACGCAATACTATGTTGGGTGGGTTTGCGGGCTTTCTTATGGAAAATCCTACCCCCGCAAATTTTGAATCAACGTTAACTAGAGCAGTTAACTATAAATTAATACCTGAAGCAAAAAAACTAGAGTTGTTAAATCAATACGGCAGTAACCCAGAAGCAATTAAAAAATATGCTACTGAAATTTTTCAAGGTTCTATTAACGCTCAAGCGCAACAAGCTAACGCTACCTCTCGCGCTAATAACGCTGCGACTGTTGGCGCAACTATTCGCGGGCAAGATTTAACCAATGCTAGAGCAATGGAAGGTACTTGGTCAAAGGTTATTGTTGGTCGTCGTGTCATGCAGCAAAACAGTCGCACTGGCGAAGTGCGAGAGGTGCAAGACCCATACGACAATACAGGTGGAACTGTAACTGTTGGCCCTATTACAAACTTGCCTGACACGCCTACCGGAGGTGTTGTTGGTAGTGGCGGCGCGGCTGTACCAGCGCAAATAAATACGTTGCCAGCAACTGTTGGAGCAACACCGCCTGCAACGCCATCCGTAAACAATTTGCGTAACCCGCCTGTTGTAACTACCTCACCTGCTCCTAAAACACGCCCACCTGTAACCAATCCATTGATGGTCGAAGAAAAACCTGTGTGGAATGAAAAAGCCGGTGTATTTATGTATCCTCCTTCAGAAGATAATCCAAAAGGAAAAGTTGTCGAAGTTCCGGCGATACAAGAGGCGGTTAAAAAACGTGCGGCTAATGAAACTCTTAAAATTGCTGGTTTTGATCCTAAAACTGGGTCAGATGAAATTTCAGAATTAATTAAAAAATCTACTAGCGGGCTAGGCGAAAATTGGGCAAGCAAGGCTTGGGGTGCAATAACTGGCACAGGAACAAGCGGCGCAGAAGCTATCGGTAAATTAGAAACCCGCGCACATGAAATGACTCTTGGGTTAGCCCCCAACGGAAGTTTAGGCGCTGGGTTTTCAAACGAAGACCGCGAATTTATGCTTAGAAAATTAGGTGATGTAGCCAACGCCAACGCACCAATGAATATTAGATTAGCCGCTTGGGAAGATGTTATGGAACGCGCTGCGCGCACGACAGGCACACCGTATCGTAAATCTTTTTCATCTTCTGCCGCTGTTGCGCCTAGCACTGCGCTACCCAAAGGTTTTAAACTAGACTAAGGATTAATATGGCTCTTCAGACTGCAACTAATCCTGAAACTGGCGAACGCGTAGTTTTAATTGGCGATGCGTGGCAACCTATTGAAAAATCAGCAACTAACGAAGCTGGCGCAAAAGCATACTTATCCGGTGGAAAATGGCATACGGAAAACACAAAAGCACCCCCAAAAGATAAAAGTTTTCTTGAAGTATTGGAAACGGTTGAAGCTGCGGGAACACGCCCGTTTAAACAAGTTGCTCAAACGGTTAAAGGTTTTGGCGCGGATATTTTAGACGCTGTCACAGGTGGTAATCGCCGTCAAAACGTAGATGCTGAACGTGCGGCTGAAACGCAAGCGTATAAACAACAATACGGTTCTGACCCATTAGCTCAAGCTGTAAATTTATACTCTGAAGCGGGTTTAGGCGCGTACGCTGCAACGGGTGTTGGCAAAGTTTTAGGCGCAGTAGCGCAAGCCGTACCTGCGGCAGCTAAATACCTTACGCCTTTAGTCGAAAGTATTACTTCAGGAGGATTTAAAACAGGTCTTGGCCCAACCGGCGCAGTCAAAGCAACCACTAATTTACCCGCCTATACTGCCCGAAATGTAGCTGCAGAAGTTGCTACGCGAGGGGCGGGGGGCGCTATTGCAGGGAGTGTTGGCGCGGGGGTTATTAACCCTGAAGATGCTAAAACCGGCGCAATTGTTGGCGCATTGTTGCCGACCGCAGGGTACGGCGTAGTCAAGGCAGGAGCTACAGGTTTAGGCCGAGGCTTAGATTTGGTATCTGGTCGAGGCGGTGATGTTAAAGCCGCACAAATTGCTCGCGCAGCGTTAGGCGATCAGCTTGAACCCGCTACCATAGCACTTGCAAACGCCCGCCCAGGCATTACCGCCGTTCAAGCGTTGCAAGAAGCAGGCATTGACGCAGCGCCATTTATGGCATTAGGTGTATTTACAAAAGACAGCAGTATTAAAGAAGGGTATCGACGCCTAGCTACCGCGCAAGTTCAAGGTATGCAAAATGAATTAGCTACATTGGCTGGTGGTCGTACTCAAACTGAAGTTGCTGAATCATTAAGAACTAACAAAAATGCTTTGACTGATGTGACAACGCCTATGCGTGAAGTTGATTTGCAAGCCGCTAATCAATACATTCAAACCGCACGTCGTCTTGAGCCTTACATTGGTCAAAAACAAGCGTCTATGGTTGATGCTTTGCAAGGTCAAGGGCAGGCCGCAACCAACGTAGCGCAGCAAACAAACATTGCTCGCGGGGGCGTATTGCCCGCAACTATGGGTACGCCTAATTACCCTAATCAATTTCCTTCGCCAATAGGCGGCACAGGCATCCCACAGCCAATGGCGGTAGCTACGCAAGCAGGGCTGCCGCGCATTTCGCCAAGCGTTACTTTAAACGCCGAACGTGCTGCGGAGTCAGGCGTTGTCGCAGACACAATGGCTGCAATTAAAACGCAACGCCAAGCCGAACGCGACTTTTTGCAAAGACAAATGGGCAGTCTTGCAGATTATGGTCTTAAACCTCTTAACATTAACCCAATTCTTAACGTAATTGATTCTAAGTTAGCCGACCCCAATCTGTACGGTCAGACGCAATTGTTAAACGTCTTGCGGGCTTTGCGTGATGAATTTACTGGCGCAGTAACCGCCAATGGCGGAGCAGCAGACGCTCGCGCTTTGTACAGTATGCGTAAAGCGGGCATCAGCCAAAAGATTGATGAAATGTACGGTTCGCTTGATCCGTCTACTAAGCAACGGTTAACTGCTGACGTTTTGGCTTCAATTAAAAAACCCATTGACGACGCAATTATTAACGCTGGCGGCACAGGTTGGAATCGTTACCTGCAAACTTTTGAAACAGGTATGCAAGAAATTGGACAACAACGTCTTGCAGGTATAGCGTTAGATAAGTTTAAAAATGACAAAGCCGGTTTTCTTAAACTTGTACGCGGTGATGACAAAAAAGCAATTGAAGATATTTTTGGGTATGGCAGCGATAATATTTTTAAAGAAATGGGACGCAAATCAGGCCAACTAGAAAATATTGCAAACCAACTTGAGCGCGATATTGCAATTAAAGAATCTGCTAGTGAAGCTAGAGCCGCGTTAGCCCGTATTATGAAAATGTCAGAATCCAAATTACAAGGGTTTCCAGCGTTTTTTGACAAAAGCATCACTACTCTTAATACAGCATTAAAGGTACTTCGTGGTCAAGTTAACGAAAAAACCTTTTCTGCGTTTGAAAAAGGTATGATATCGGGCAAGAGCGCAGCAGAAATGTTAGCTCAATTGCCAACAAGCGAACGCAATTTAGTATTTAGACTTTTAAGAAACAGTAGTGAATGGAATTCAGGCGCGGCTAATGTAGTGACGCAAGTATCTGCGCGTCAAGTTAACCAGCTTTCCCCTAAAAAAAGAAACCACAACAACCTGAGGCCATAACAATGGACTGGCAAAACTTCATCAACGTAGGTGCCGGAGGTCTACTTGCGGTAGGCGGTTGGTTTTGTCGTCAGTTATGGGATTCTGTGAAAGAACTCAAGACCGACATCTCTGACCTCAAATTGCACGTCAGCGACGCCTACGTCAAAAAGAGCGAGATGGAAACGCTCAAGTCCGAGATGGACAAACGCTTTGACCGCGTTGAGATGTTGCTTGACCGCTTGTTCGATAAACTTGAAGCCAAGGCAGACAAATAATGTTCCCTATTATGGATATTCTTGGCATTGGCATGAAGGTCTTGGATAAGTTTTTTCCCGACCCTGAACAGAAAGCTCGCGCCCAGCTTGAGTTAATGCAGATGCAGCAGAATGGCGAACTCGCCAAGATGCAAGCTGATATGCAAGAGCAAGGCGAGCTTACCAAGCGTCAAGAAAACGATATGCGGTCTGACTCATGGCTCTCCAAAAACATTCGCCCTATGACCCTTATAGCGATCCTAATAGGCTATTTTATCTTTGCCATGATGTCAGCGTTTGATCTTGATACAAACGAGAAGTACGTTGAGTTGCTTGGGCAATGGGGCATGTTAATAATGAGCTTCTATTTCGGTGGTCGCACCCTTGAAAAGATCATCGACATGAAAAACAAAACGCCCGAAAAGAGCGACAAGTAATGGTAACGGCTAAAAAGCCTGCGGTTAAACGAGCGCCAGTAAAACGGGTTGCAAAGCCTGCGCCCGTTAGAAACCCAGACTTTACCGACAAGGTTGTTGATCTTATCAAGTGGGTAGACAGTCCGTTCAAGCTGATCTCGGTGGTGCTGATTGCGTTTGTTGCGTTTGCTGGCTACTTTGCTTGGGACTCACGGCAGGTCATTCTTGGTGCAATCAGCAGCAAGAAGACGGAGCTAAAAGAACCGTTGTTGGTTGAGGCTATTGCCAAGTCTTTGATTTACGACCTAAGCGCAGATGTGGTGGTTGTTAACTCTGTCAATCTTCAGTCAAACAGTCGCACAACCATCTTGGCAATGAGCAATCAGGGTCGTGAAAAATCGCTTGAAGGCGCAATCAATGCTTTGTTTACCAGTACTCCTGAGCATAACCGCGCAGTTATCACAATGTTTCAAGGCGAGGTGCATTGTGAGACGTTTGTGCCAAGCTCAAAGATTGGTGAGTATGCCGTTAAGCATGGCGTAACGTACATGTGCCGTGGCTCTGTACCACCAGAACAAGGTAGGTTTGTAGGCTACATTGCAGTGGGCTTCAAGATACCTCCCAAAGACATTTCACAAACCAAAACTCGAATTAACCTAGCAAGTACGGAGATGAGTAAATGATTGATAACTGGAAACTAGCTTTTGAACAGATGCTCAAAAGTGAAGGCGGCTTCACAGACGACGAGCGTGATAACGGCAACAAGCTACCAGACGGGCGTAAAGGCTCGACCATGTTGGGCGTGACTCAGTTCAACTGGGAGCAGCACGTTGGGCATCAGGTAACCCATGACGATATGCGTAAGCTTACTCCTGCCGATGTTGAACCCCTGTACAAAAAGAAGTACTGGGACGTTGTTCGTGCAGACGAATTGCCTTCTGGCATTGACTACCTAGTCTTTGATATGGGTGTGAACGCCGGTCCGGGTCGTTCAATTAAGCTACTACAGACTGCCGTAGGCGTAACACCTGATGGCGGCTTTGGTCCGATGACAATGGCTGCTGTTCAAGCGGCTGATCCTGTTAAGTTAATTCAAGACTTTAGCGATGCCAAAGAAGATTTTTACCGCAGTCTTGATTCTTTTTCTGTGTACGGTACAGGCTGGCTTAATCGTGTTGCAGCAGTTAAACTGAAAGCCTCTAGCATGTTGGGGTAACCTATGCCGTTACAGAAACTACAATTTCGTGCCGGTCTTAACCGCGAAGGTACTGACTACGCCAACGAGGGCGGGTGGTATGACGGCGACAAAATTCGGTTTCGTTCCGGCTTTCCTGAGAAAATCGGTGGCTGGACTCGGCTGTCTGCTAGTACGTTTATGGGCGTATGCCGCTCAATGTGGAACTGGGTTACGCTGGGCGGGGCGAACCTGCTTGGGCTTGGTACAAACTTAAAGTACTACATTGAGAATGGCGGCATCTACTACGACATTACGCCAATCCGCAAGACCACCACGGGCACAGCTACATTTGCTGCATCTACAGGCTCGTCAATCTTAACGGTGACTGACACTGCCCACGGTTTAATTGTTGGCGACTTTGTTACCTACACCCTTGCCGTGTCTCTGGGCGGAGCTATTACTGCTACGGTCCTGAACCAAGAGTACCAAATCGTCTCAGTCCCTACAGCCAACACCTACACAATTAATGTCACAACTCTAGCAACGGTAGCAGATACTGGCAACGGCGGCGGTGCAACGGTAGCCAAATACCAAATCAATGTCGGTACAGTTACGCAGATTCCACTCCTTGGCTGGGGTGGCGGCGGTTGGGGACTAGGCACTTGGGGCGTTGGTACGACATCAAATACGCAGTTGCGCCTGTGGTCTAACGATAACTACGGGCAGGACCTGCTTATTGCACCTCGAAACGGTGGCATTTATTATTGGATTGCTGCTACAGGAACAAGTGTCAGAGCGCAGCCACTGTCTGATTTAGCCACACTTGAAGGCTACAGCGGCGCGTATGTGCCGTACAAAACGCTTGAAGTTTCAGCATCGTCTATTCAACGGTTTGTTATTGCCTTTGGTGCTAATCCGTATTTTTCAGGAACGCCGCTCACCGAATTTAACCCGATGCTTGTGCGTTGGTCAGACCAACAAAACCCGTTTCAGTGGGTTCCTGATATTACCAATCAATCTGGCGAGTTCCCCCTTTCGCACGGGTCTTCTATCGTCTCGTACATCAATACGCGCCAAGAAATTCTGATTTGGACAGACTCGGCGCTGTACTCAATGCAGTATTTAGGCCCGCCATACGTTTGGAAGTTTGAAATTTTGATGGACAATATTTTCCAAAGCATAACCATCAGAAACAGGTAAAGCCCAACGTAATTGCCATTCAGAAACTATTCCTGCACCATTAATTTGTTTTACCCTAGAAATAGGAGAAACAGCTTTACCTATTTTACATATCCCAGGATAAGCCTCGTTAGTTAAAATATACACATATTGACCTTTAGTGGTTGAGTGGTGTAATTTAAGAGCTGACTCGCACCGGTTCCCATACATATATGTCCAAATAGCTTGTTGAGATTCTTGATCTAATAATTCTTCTTTGTGTTCGATAATAAAATCGAAGGAAAGGAAATCAAGTAATTTACCACGTGGGATTTTTTTATATTTAGTTTTCAATTCCTGGAAATTGGATTTCCAAGAAGGAAATTGCGAATATTTGTTTAAAGAAGACTGAGCACCATTGGTATGGTAAAGTATAATTTCACCGTGAGATTCCATTTTTAATGCCTGAGAAATATTAATTGATGTCATGGGAGAAAAATTTAAATTAAAATTGCTTTAATCACCTCAACCTCAGTACCATATTGGTGATTTTCGGGAGAAACTCTTTCATGATTTCCGTAATACCATTGAGGGTTAACATGTAGAGCTAAATCTATAACTAAGGGGGTATTTTCGGGAAATGCTATATCGTCATATCCCCCTTCATAGCCCATGGTAACTACTCTTAAGTCTTGATCTTCTATTTGGGATAAAATGGAAACTAGTTCTTTAACTGTCATAACATTATACTTTTCTTATTCCTGTTATCATTAATGATTCAAATTCTCCATTATCCTTAAACATATGTTGGATAAACTTTATAGTATAATGTCCTCCATGTTCTGGAAGTGTGATTGTTTCCTTTAATCTGGGTCTCATCATTTGGGTTTCAATATCATGTTCTACTCTGCCTTGAAACATTAGTATTAGTCTTACTTTTACCATATTATTTATCATCTTTTACGATTTCTATTAGTTTCTTTAAACATTCAAGTTCTGCTTCTTCGTAGGTCTTGAATAATTCTGTGTAACCAAAATCATATTTACCATGAGTTTCATAATGACCATATAAATTTCCAAACCATTTACCTTTTACATCATCATCAAAAGTAATTATACAAACTAAATCATACTTCTCTCTAAACCAT